GGTGGAGGACGGTGAGGTGACCGGCGAGCTGATGTTTGATGAAGCCTCCGAACTCTCCGTGCGCTGCAAGAAGCAGTACGAGTTCGGCAGTCTGAAGATGGTGAGCGCAGGGCTTGACATTCTGGAGACAAGCGAGGACCCCGAACTATTGGTGCAGGGGCAGACCAGCCCCACCGTCACCAAGAGCAAACTGTTTGAGGTCAGCCTGGTGGACATAGGAGCCAATGACGATGCCATCGTGCTGCAGAAAGACGGCAAGAAGATAACCCTCGGCAAGGACAGCGAATGTCCCTTGCCAATGTTGAACAACAATAATCAAAAACAAATGGAACAGAAACAGATTGCCCTACAGTTGGGCTTGCCGGAAACGGCAACTGAGGCGGACATCAACGCCAAGCTCGGTGAGTTGAAGGCTGCCAAGGAAGAGAACGAGAAACTCCAGCAGGAGAAGGCGACCCTCACGCTTGCCAGCATCACCGCCATCGTGGAGAAAGCGGTAGGGGAGAAGCGCATCGCCCCCGACAAGAAGGACGAGTTCATCAACCTCGGCAAGGAAGTCGGCAAGGAGAAACTGGAGCGCATTGTCGCAGCCATGGCTCCGCAGATGAAGCTCAGTGCCGTTATCGGACATCAGGGCGGAGCGGCAACACAGCAACCGGCTGCCTACAAGAAACTGAGCGATGTGCCGTCAAGCGAACTCTTGACCCTCCGCAAGGAGCAGCCCGGAGAATACAAGCGACTCTACAAGGAAGAGTACGGCATGGAGTGTGAACTTTAGTACAAACCAATAAAACAAGAAAAAGCAATGAAAGCAAAAGTATTTTTGACCATGATTACGGCTGTACTGTTCAATGCGATGACAGGAGCCGTATTCGGTATGGCATTGGGCGTGTCGCCCGTGGCAGGTGCCGTCGGTGCCAATGCCATCGCGCTTGCAGTGAGCGGTGCAATGCCTGTGGCAGTGGCACGCGAGGGCGTGCTGAAAGAGATTTGGACCGGCGAGCTGGTGAGGGCACTCCGCGAGTTCCTCGCCGGCACTTGGCTTGACGGCATCCCCGACAGTTCAAGCATTGTCGATAACGATGTTATCCATCTGGTAGAGGTAGGTGTGGACCCTGACGTACTTGTCAACAACACCACCTACCCAATCCCCTTGCAGGCACTTGATGACAAGGACATCGCCATTCAGCTTGACAAGTTCCAGACAAAGGTAACACCAATCACCGACGATGAGTTGTACGCTATTAGCTACGACAAGATTGCCCGAGTGAAGGAGAGCCATTCAAACGCCATCAACGATGCCAAGTTCGCCAAGGCTGCACACGCCCTCTGCGCACAGAAGAACACCGCCAAGACCCCGGTACTGACAACTACCGGCGAGCGTGACGCGACCACCGGCCGTATCAAGATGACCGCCAAGGACGTGCTCGCGATGAAGGCAACCCTCGACAAGTTGGGTGTTCCGACCACGAACCGCCGCCTCGTATTGTGTACCGACCACGTGAATGACCTCTTGGAGACCGACCAGCGTTTCAAGGAGCAGTACAACATCGACCGCAACACCGGCAAGGTGGGCAAGCTCTACGGATTCGACATCTACGAGTATGCCAACACCCCGTACTTCTCAGCCAAAGGCGAGAAAAAGGCAGTCGGCGACAAGGGAGAGACAGCCGGTGACTTCCACTGCTCATTCGCATTCTACACACAGCGTGTGTTCAAGGCTACCGGCTCCACCAAGATGTACTGGAGCGCAGCCGAGAATGACCCCGAGTACCAGCGCAACAAGGTGAACTTCCGCCACTACTTCATCTGCATGTTCAAGAAGGCAGACGCAGGTGTTGTAATGACCAGCGGATATAAAGCTGAAGCGTAATGGCGAGAATGAAGTATTTAGTCCTACACTGCACAGCCACCCCTGAAGGCCGTGAGGTAACCTCTAAGGAGATACGCCACTGGCACACCGACCCGGTAAGCAAGGGTGGGCGTGGCTGGAAGCAGGTAGGCTATACCGACCTGATACACTTGGACGGCAAGGTGGAACGTCTTGTCGATAACAACGAAGATGCGGAGGTCGATCCGTGGGAAGTGACCAATGGTGCCAAGGGTTACAACAGTGTGAGCCGTCATGTGGTGTATGCCGGTGGCTGCACCAAGGATATGAAGCACCCCAAGGACACGCGCACCCCTGCGCAGCTGAAGGCGATGACCGACTATGTGCGGAACTTCCATCAGCGTTTTCCGCAGATCAAGATTGTAGGCCATTGCGACCTTCCGGGCGTAAATAAAGCCTGCCCAGCCTTCGATGTCGCCAAGTGGCTCAAGTCAATAGGAATATACCAACAGTAAAAATATGGATGGCATGAATATCAGCGAAGTCCTGAACGTCCTCCTTGGCGGAGGTCTGGTGGCTACCATTGTTGCAATATGCACGCTGCGGGCTACCATAAGGAAAGCGAAAGCGGAATCGATGAAGGCAGAAGCCGATGCCGAGACGGTGCGTATGGACAACGCCGAGCATGCCACCCGTATCTTGGTAGAGAACATCGTGAAACCATTGAAGGAAGAACTCAATGAGACAAGAAGATACCTCGAAGCCTCGAAGCGCGAGATGGCGCGTCTTAGGAAGGCTATCGACACTGCGAACAGTTGCAAGCATCATGATGACTGCCCTGTTCTTGTCGGGCTGCGCGACAAGCCGAAAAGCGAGCGTGGCCACGGAGGAAAGCGTGAAACAAGTATCCGCGGACACCCTCCAGAGCGAGGTTCGTCAGACATGGACGGAGACAGTACCGCAGGAGGAAGCCAAACTGGAGATACCTCTGGCGGAACTGACTAACCTACCCGAAAAGGCAGAGTACCGAGCCAAGAACGGACGAGCCAGCGCAACCGTGCAGAACAAAGGTGGCACCATCGTTATGTATGCCACTTGCGACAGTCTGCAACGCCAGTGCGAGTACTATGAACGCCAGATGGCGAGCTACAAGAAAGCATTGGAGCAACAGAAGAATGAAGCCAGAACGGAAAAAGAACGCAGTTCAAATCCGTGGAAGATGCTTCTCATCGCCTTTATTGTCGGAGTGGCGACCGGCACAGTATTAACAATCATAACAAAAAGAATATGGCAGAAAGTAAGAAATTCATGTACGGCATAGGTGTCGTAAAGTTTGGAGACAAGACCGTCGGCTATATAGAGAAAGGCAGTTGGGACTGGGGCGGAGCCAAGCCCGAGAAGGTCGATGTAGAAGCCGAACAGGTGCCCGGTGCCCCCGTGCTGACCCTCGTCACGAAGAACGGTACGATAGCCCCCACGTTCAACCTCATACAGCTGGACTACGAGAACCTCCAGCTCGCCCTTGGCGGTACGCTTGTCGGCACGCAAGGAGCCTATACCGGTTGGAAAGCCCCGACCGACCTTGTGGAACTCCGAGACAAGTGTGAGATTCAGCTGAAGAGCGGGCAGACAGTGACGATACCGAGTGCCACCCTTATGGCCAACCTCGGAGGCAAGCTCACCCTGACCGAAGTCTCCAAGATAGAGTGCCAGTTGACGGTGAACGCGCCTGATGACGGCAGTGCTCCCTATGATGTGGCCGATACCAAACCAGGGGAGTAGCGCATGAACCGAGCAATCGAAAAAGAAGCGGCGGAGGCACTCCTTGACAGGGGTGTCTCCGTGCCGTTTAAGGACATACGGCTGCCGTTCCGCAAGAAACCCCTGAAGGTGCGCATCACCATGAAACGCCCCACATTGGCAGGGCAGATAGAAATCGGGCGGCAGTATCTGGAGATGGACACAACGACAGAGGAGGTGCGGACACTGCCCAAGCTGGAGCAGATGCGTTTCATGGCCAGACACGGCAAGCGCCTGTCGCGCATCATCGCCTACACCGTGTGCAGGGGGTATATATCCCGCCATCTGTTTGTGGGGCTGACCGCGTGGCTCGTGCGCAACTTCGTGGCGTACCGGTACCAGGTGGCTGCCACCGAGCAGTTCGAGCGACTGATGGGCACAGGCCCTTTTATGAGTATTATCAGATCCGCGGAACGGACGAATCCGATGAAGCTGAGACTGAGCCAAGGAAAGAAGGGGAGTTAAGGACCGAGTATGAAGGTTCCCATAGCCCTTTCGGATTCGTGTGGCAGATAGCCAGCGCGACAGGCTGGAGCGTGGATTACATACTCCACGGCGTGAATTACCAGACCCTCATCATGATGCTGTGCGACGCCCCACGTTACATCAAGAAGAAAGCCGGCAGACTCGACAGCGGCAAGACCGCTGAGGAGGAAGCCGAGGACATAGCAGGATTTTTTCAAAGTAAACTGAATTGAAAGCATGAGCAAGCCCGTAGAGATAGAGTTCCTGATGAAGGACAAACTGAGTGACGGTATCGACAATGCCAACGCGCATATCGACACCCTCATCGACAATGCCAAGAAAGCGGCCGAGCTGGTGAACGCCAAGATAGCCGAGCAGCACAAGGTCATTGACGGCGTGGCCTCGGACCTCAGCCGTATGGAGCGGCAGCTTGCAGGCATGAAACCCGGTACCGCCCAGAAGGAACTCGCCGCCGATGTCATGGCTTGCCGTAAGGTGCTGGACGAGGAACGGAATACCCTCGTCTATCTGGAGAAACAGCACCGCCAGGCGGAAAAGGCCGTGTCCGACTTGGAGAAGGAGCATGGCAAGCTCTCCGAGTCCAGCACCACGGCGGCAGTGGCGCAGAAGACCCTTGCCGAGCGTATCGCCGAGAGCAAGGACTTGGTGAAGTACACCACGTCCTGTATCAAGGAATTAGAGAAAGCCTACAAGAACGCAGCCCCCGGAAACGCCCAGTCAGCAGCCCTCGCCGAACTCAACGCGGCCAAGAAAGCGCTGGAGGAAGAGAAACTGATACTCGCCAGCCTCACACGCGAGCAGGAGGAAAACCGGGAGAGCAACAAGCGTCTGGCCATGCAGTTGCGCGAGTTGCAGGACGCGATGGCCAAGATGCGACTGGAGGGCAAGCAGGACACGGAAGAGTACCGCGAGATGGCGGAGAAAGCAGCCTTGCTGTCCGACACCATCGCCGACCTCCATACCCAGACCAAGATACTCTCCAATGACGATGCAAATCTGCAGGGATTCATGTCCGGTATCAGCGGTCTGTCCGGCATGTTTACCGCTGCTACCGGTGCCGTGTCGCTGTTCGCCTCCGAGAACGAGAACCTTGCCAAGATACAGGCGAGGGTGCAGTCTGTCATGGCCGTCACGATGGGGCTGCAGCAGGTATTCAACACCCTTAACAAAGACTCCGCGTTCCGTCTGGTGACGGTGGTGAAGATGAAGAACCTGCTGACGGCGGCCAATGCAAGGCTGGCGGCATCGCTCGGTATCTCCACCGCAGCGGCATCGGCACTCATGGCGACCCTCACGCTGGGCTTGTCCGCAGTCATTACCGGTCTGATAGTCCTGTTCAACAAATACAGCGACGCACAGGAAGAGGCACGACAGAAAGCGCAGGAACTCATCGAGGTGGAGAGCGAGGGCAGGGCGCAGATGATAAAGACCCGTTTCGAGATAAACAATACCATTCGCGAACTGAAAGAGTTCACCGGCAGCAAGGAAGAGGAAAAGAAGAAGACCGAAGAACTGAACCGCAAGTACGGTGAGGCGTTCGGCTACTACGACACCGTTGCCGAGTGGTACGATGTCCTCACACAGAAAGCAGCCGACTATATCCAGATGCTCTTTCTGCAAGCCAAGGCGCAGGCACTGGTCAATAAGGCCGTGGAAGCCGACGACAAGGTGAACAAACTGAAGGCGACCGATGCCGATGATGTCGAAGGCTCCATGGGGTGGTTCAAGCAGTCTCTCCTTTATTTTGCGCAAAGCGAGACCAACGGTCAGATAGACGCGTCGGCCATCATCAAGGAGGAGAACGAGAAGAATAAGGAACAGGTCATCGCCGATGCCGAGAAACTCCGTGACGACCTGCTCAAACAGGCAGAAGACCTGACCAAAGAAATGGGTGAGATAGGCAAGAACAGCAATATCGGCGGTCATACCAAGCCTGAGCACAAGCCGACCGGTGGAAACGGTGACAAGGACAGGCAGAAAGAGTTGGAGCGCGAGAAAGCGGCCGAACAGAAACGTGCAGAAGAACTTGCACGGCTCCGTCAGGAGAACGAGCAGGAAAGTATCAGCCAGATGGCAGAAGGCAGTGCCAAGCGTATCAGACAGATAAGGTTCAATTATCAGAAAGAGGAAGCCGAGATAAAGGCACAGGAGGCCAAGTGGCGCGATGCACAGGGCGGAAATCTCACGGAAGAGCAGGGCAATGACCTTGCGGAACGGCTACGGCTGGCACAGGAAGCACAGCGCAAGGGGTTGGAGGAAATCGACAAGGAATCCCTGAAGAACGAACTTCAGGCCATGGTGGACTATCTGCGCGAGTATGGCACGCTTCAGGAGCAGAAATACGCCATCGCCAAGGAATATGCAGAGAAGATACGTGAGGTGAACGAGGGTGAAGGCACGGCGGAGGAAAAGCGGTGGCAAGTCCGCAAGCTCGAAAAGGAGCGTGACGCTGCCGTCAGCCAGACCAATGCCCAGAACCTCGCCTTGAACATAGACTGGAGCACCACCTTCGAGGGCGTCGGCAACGTGCTCAAAGACATGGCTAAAGAGACACTCGCCAAGATAGAGGAGTACATGCAGACCTCAGAGTTCAAGAAACTCTCGGCGGAAAACAAGAAAGTATATACCGACCTTCAGGCGAAACTGAAGGACGAGACCGGCGGCAACAGTACCAGTGCCTTCAACTTCAAGATATGGGGCACAATCGCCGAGAACGTGAAGACCTATCAGGACAGCGTGCGCACGCTCCGTGAGAAAACCGACGCCCACACGCAGGCCGTGGCCGATTTGGAACAGGCGCAACAAGACCTTGCAGACGCCACCGACGATGCCTCAAAGGAAATCGCGCAGAAAGCGGTGGACATAGCGCAGGGCAAGGTCGATGCGACGGCAGCATCGCAGAACGAGGCGCAGGAGGCCAGCGACAAGGCACGGAAAACCCTCACCGACAACACCAACGCGGCGGCACAGGGCATCAAAAACTTCACCGGCTACCTGAACGAGATGTCTGACGGCTCGCTGTACGGCTTTGCCAACGGCATCACCAAGCTCATCACCTCGCTCTCCAAAGGCTCTGACGGTATCGGCAAGTCGTTGGGGGAACTGGGTGGCAAGATAGGCGGCATCGTCGGTGCCATACTCCAGATACTTGACGCGCTGGGCGATGACCCGAAAGGCTTTATCAACGACCTGCTTGACAAGGTGGCCGACACGATAAACAAGGTGGTGGAGGAACTTCCCGAAATCATCATCGATGTCATCAAGGACGTGGGCAACATCGTGCAGGGACTGCTCAGCGGCATTGCCGGGTGGTTCGGCATTGATGACCTTTTCGGACTGAACGGCAATGAGGCGGAGGTGAAAAAGACCATAGAGAACCTGACCGAGCGCACGGAACTCCTGCAGAACGCCATCGAGGACCTGACTGACGTGATGGAGAAAAGCTACGGTCAGAAAGCCACCGATGCCTACGAGCAGGCCAAGCGCAATCAGGAGGAGACCAACGCCAACTATCTGGGCATCGCACAGGCGCAGGCAAGCTACTGGAAGCACCATCACAGCTGGAACTATTACTGGAACGGCTTTTCCGATGACCAGACGGCATGGATAAGGCAGAACGTGAAGGAGAACTTCGACGGCAGCATCTGGAGCCTTACACCGGAGGAGATGAAGAAACTCCTCTCCAATGTGGATATAGCCGAGTACATCAAGAACACCGGCAAGGGCGGTTATGGAAATGATGTGCTGGACAAGCTGCAGGACTACGCGGACCAGGCAGGAAAGATAGAGGAACTGACCGACAGCTGGCGCGAGACCATCACCCAGATAAGTTTCGACAACATGAAGGACAGCTTCATCTCCAACCTGATGGACATGAAGAAAACCTCCAAGGACTTTGCCGAGGACTTCGCCACGGACATGCAGAAAGCCCTGCTGAGCTATTCCATGGAAGACCTCATCAACGGTGAGCTGAAGCAGTTGTACGATGACTGGGCACAGCTTATCTCCGACAAGAACGGCGAGCTGACGGAAAAGGACATCGAGGACTTCAACCGCCGCTATGACGAGATAGTGGCGGAAGGGCTGAAACGCAGGGACGAGTGGGCGAAGGTCACCGGCTACGAGGACACGGGCGGTACCAGCCAGAGCGCGAAGTCCGGAGGCTTTACCGCCATGACGCAGGACCAGGGCACGAAACTGGAGGGCATGTTCACCAGCGGACTGCAGCACTGGTCAAGCATGGACGAGCGTCTGGAGACCGTGGCCGACCGCATGAACCTTGCCGAGAGCCACCTTGCCCGGATTGCCGAGAACACCGGCACGAGCGCGGGGCATCTTGGCGAGATAAAGGAGGACATCAGAAAAATAGTAAGGGACGGACTAAAAGTAAAATGACATGGACAAGATACTTGGAGGGCTGGTGCTGGTGAACGGCACCGACATCTGGAAAGAATACGGCGTGTTCCTCGTAGAGGACAAACGAGGCGGAATGGATAACCTCACCGCCATACTCACCCCGAGCAAGACGAAGAAGGACACCGCCGTGAGCATACGCGAGGAGCAGGGCGAGAAATACTCCGCCACACTTACACCGAGAAACGAGCCGAGGGACATCACGCTCAACTTCGCCCTGTATGACAAGACACAGGCGGGCTGGCTGCGGAAATACTTCTCGTTCATCAATTTCCTGAAACAGGGCAAGGGCGGCTGGCTGGACATCGTATTCACGCAGCTTGACCTTACCCTGCATGTGAAATACAGCGAGAGCCCCAAGTTCACACCGCTCACCTACTTGTGGAAGGAGGGTGTGAACGCCGGCAAGTTCAAGGTGAAGTTCCGCGAGCCTGTCCCCATCATCTAATGACATTCAAACAGCATTCCTATATGGTTCTGACGATATACGACAAATACGGCACCGCCCGGACGGACATCTCGCCCGGTGACGGCAGCACCCAGCAGAAGGAGGTTCAGGGCGACAACGTGCTGACGCTCTCCTTCACCCATTACGAGCACATACCCCTCGATGTGAACGACTATGTGGACTTTGAGGGCGAGCGCTACTGGCTCACCGAGAAATACGCCCCTGCCCAGAAGAGCGATGGCGAGTGGTCGTATGACGTGAAATTTTACGGCATCGAGAGCCTGATAAAGCGTTTCCTCGTGCTGGAGACCACAGACAACAATGCCGAGCCCGTGTTCACCCTCACCGCCACTCCGAGAGAGCATGTGGCGATGGTGGTGAAGTGCATCAACAACGGCATGGGGCACACCACCGACTGGAAGGTGGGGCAGGTGGGCGGCACCGACCTCATTGTCATCGACTACGAGGGCAAGTACTGCGACGAGGCACTGAAGGAGATAGCCGAGAAAGTGGGCGGCAGTGCCGAGTGGTGGGTGGAAGGGCAGACCGTGAACATCTGCAGATGCGAGCACGGCGAGGAAATAATATTGGGGTACGGCAACGGACTGACGAGCCTGGAGCGTGACACTGACAACACCAACAAGTTCTACACGCGCCTGTTCCCGATAGGCAGCCCCCGCAACATCGATGCGGAGAAATACGGCCACAGCCGTCTGATGCTGCCCGGCGGCCGCCAGTATGTGGAACTGCACACCGACGAGTACGGCATCTATGACCACTACGAGAAAGACGCGTTCAGCGGCATCTATCCAAGACGCACCGGTGAGGTGAGCAGTGTGCGCAGCGAGAATGTCAAGGACGATGACGGCAACGCGTTCACTATCTACTACTTCAGGGACGAGACGCTGAACTTCGATCCCAACGACTATGAACTGGCAGACGAGACCAAGCGCGTCTCGTTCCAGGACGGTGAGCTTGCCGGGCTCGGTACCGATGACGACCACTATTTCGAGGTGAACTTCGACAGCAAGACACGCGAGTTCGAGATAATCACCATCTGGCCGTATGATGACGACACCCAGCTGCCCGGAGGAAAGCTCGTGCCCAAAGTGGGCGACCACTATATCCTGTGGAACGTGCGCATGCCCGACGAGTACTACCCGATAGCGGAGGAGGAGTTCCTGAATGCGGTGGAGAAGTACAATGCCGAGCACTGGAAGGACATCAGCGTCTATAAGGCTCCGACCGACCATGTGTGGGTAGAGGAGAACAATGCCGTGCTCCATGTCGGCAGGCGTGTCCGGCTTGTGAGCGATAAGTATTTCCCGGAGAACGGCTACCGGCAGAGCCGTATCACCAAGATAACGCGCAAGGCGAACCTGCCAAGCCAGATGGACCTTGAAATCAGCGACGCCCTGCAGACAGGCGCACTTGACAAGGTGAACGACAGCATCGGAGAGCTGAAGAACTATACTAAGTCCAGGACAGAGGGCGTGGCCCTGCCCGACATCATACGCTCGTGGGACGACACGCAGCCGACCGAGAACAACATTTTCTCCGCAAGACGGAGCCAGCAGGAGTTCATCAGCAAGAAACGCAACGACCGTGCGAAGAAGAAAATCACTTTCGAGGAAGGCATCGGTATCGGACTGGAAGAGAATGGGCGCATCGATGGCAAGGGCAATGCCGAATTGCTTACCCTTGTGGTGCGCGAACTGTTGCGCAGCGCCAACTATGGCGGCAGTGGCATGACAGGCAACGGCTGGCAAATCGGCCTTGACGAGGACATGCTGTCGCACCTGATAGTTGACAAGATAACTGTGAGGCGCGTGATGAATGTCTTTGAACTGCTGATAAACAAGGTGCGCAGCGTGGGCGGACAGATTTGCGTCAGCGCGGCCAACGGCAAGATAAAGACGGTGCGGGAGCAGGGCGACTACTGGCACATCACCTTCGAGCAGGAGAACACCTTCGTGGCGCACGACCTGATGCGCTGCCAGGTGTTCACCGGCACGTCGCAGAAAGCCTACTGGGTGGAAGTGGCCGGCATTGCGAATGGTGGCATACTTGTGGAGAAATCCGAGTTTGAGACCGCACAGCCCGAAGAGGGCGACGAGTGTGTGCTTATGGGCAACACCGAGACGGCGAACCGCCAGAACCTCGTCCTCATCTCCGCCTCGGAGGACGGCCACCCGAGAGTGGACGTGCTGGACGGAGTGAACGCCAAGAACTTTGACCACGCCCTGCGTGCAAGGCTCGGCAACCTTAACGACATCAAGGACGACCGCTTTCCACTGGATAACCAGCCGAAGGGCAACGGCCTGTATGCCGACAACGTGTATCTGCGCGGCACGTTCCTGCTTTCCACCGGCGAGGACATCAAGACCAAGCTGGAGATAACGGAGGGGAAGGTGCAGAGCGCGATAGACAGCGTGCGGAACGACTTCCTGAGCGAGAAAGGCTACCTGAACAACCCCACGTTCACATCGGGGCTGGAGAAATGGAACTCCGAGAACGAGACCGTGTTCTTCCTTGTCGGCAACAAGTGGATATGGGCCAACGGCAACGTGCTCTCCAAAAAAGGCGACGGCGCAAGCGTGGTCACGGACATGGGGCGCACGGTGGTGCGCATACGCAACAAGTACATACTGCAGAAACACGGGAACCTGCGCTATGTGCCCACGTTCCCGACCAATGACGAGGGGCAGAAAGAGGCCCTGCCTGTGTATCTGACATTCTTCTACCGCTGTGCCAAGGTCGGCACGCTGAAGGTCCGCTTCGAGAATGTGGACAAGACAGGCTTCGCCAACTTCAACAGCATGGAGATAAGCGAGGAGATTGCGGAGACCGAAGGCTATGTGCAATATACCGGAAACGGCCTGTGGAACGGAACGGGCGACTTCCGTCTGGAGTTTGACGGTGACATCTACATGTATATGCTGGTGCTCAGCACCGACAAGTACGAGGCGCTGACGCACCGCTACCGCACGTTGTTCGAGCAGAGCGAGCGTCTTGTGAAAATCTCCGCTGCCGTGTTCGACAAGGACGAGAACATGCTGGAGGAGACAGGGCTTATCACCACTTCCAAGGTGTCGGGTCTGTACGCCATCGACGGGGACGGTAATCTGAAATCATTTGTCGGAGCGGGTCAGGACGGTGTGAAGATAAAGGCCGCCAACATACAATTGGAGGGAATCGTCACGGCCAACGGCAACTTCAAGATATTGGAGGACGGCAGCATCGTCACGCAGAATGCGACGATATACGGCAAGGTGTTCGTCGAGGACGGCGGCAAAGTGGGCGGCTTTGATATTCAGAACGCCTGCATGAAATGGAGCGACAGACTGGCTGAGATAAGGCTTGGCTATGACGATACCTGGAGCAGGAAAACCTGCGTGTATATCAAGGCGGACATGTTCAGCAACGCCATCGCCGGGCTTGCCCCGATGGGCGGCAGTGGAATTTACGGAAGTTGCAGGAGCACCCCCACATTCCCGAACAGCAATACCATGTGCGCGGGGTATTTTGACGGTGACATACTTGTCAACGCAGGCGATATAATTGTAACGGGCGGTACTATCCAGGCGGACAGAATGTGGCCACAGAACGGCTGGTCTGGAAGATTCAAGGGTAAAACTGTGACGGTAGAGAACGGAATAATAACTAATGTATCATAATATGAAGATAGATTTTCAGCATTTCAATGTTTACATGGCAGTGAATCACAAATCTGCACGGACAATGGATGTACGCGAGTCTTTCGCGGACATGATATACAACAACGTGAACGGCATCAAGGCGCACTCCCTCGCCATGAAGATATACGGGAGTGAGGGCGAGGCGGACTACACTGATGACGAGGTGAAACTTGTGCGCATTGTCGCCGAGCGTCTTTGTGTGCCCGGCTTCATAGACGGACTGAACGAGCAGTTGGATAATAACCCTAACAACGAATGATATGACAGACGAGGAGAAGAAAACAGTCGTTCAGGAAGTCCTGAACCAGATAAAGACCGACAGTCAGAGCGTGGACGAGCTGGAAACCGTCACCTCGCTTGACAGCGTGAACTCACTGCCGGCCATGCAAGGGGAGAAAGTGGTCCGCGTGCCTGTGTCCCTGCTTGCGAAACCTGCGGAGGAAGCGGCCAAGACCGCGAACACGGCGGCTGCCACGGCGGACGCATCATCGAAAGCGGCAGGGACAGCAGCACAGCAGGCCAAAGATGCTGCAGGTGTGGCTTCCAGTGCGGCACTCACGGCCAACAATTCGGCCATGCTTGCCGATGACGCCACGGCAAAACTGAATGATGCCATCGCAGCGGCCAACACCCACCCGGTGGTGCTGGTGAACAGCCTTATCGGTGATGCCGACCGCATATTCAGTGACTGGTCTGAAGCGTTGGAGACCATTGCCGGCAACGAGAGCACCGGTGGGGAGAAAGTGTTCACCACCGGCTGCGTGATGATATTCAGAAGTGCGGACGGCTGGGAGTCCTGGCAGTTCACCGGTGACCCCGACAACGACCTCCATGATGCGGAGAAATGGCAGGAATATGCCACAGGCGGCAGTGGCGGAAACACCTGCAACGTGACAGAGGAAATCCCGCTTGAGAGTGGTTACTACACATTGGCGACCGCCATTGTTGCCGTGGAGGAGAAGAAACGTGCCAAGGGACGCTGCATCACCTACGAGACGGCACAGGGCAAGTGGGAGACCAAACAGTTCATCGGCACGAGCCTTGACAGTTGGGAACAGGTGGCGAGCTGGGAGGACTTCGGCGGTGCGGGCAACGTGAAGAGCATTTCTGTAAACGGAAAGAAACAGGCGATAGACAACACCGGAAACGTAAACATCACCATCAACGAGATAGAGGTGGACGAGAGCCTGAACACGAACTCCACCAATCCGGTGCAGAACGCGGCAGTGGCCGCCAAACTTGCAGAGGTCGAAGCCAACACCATATTCGGCGGCAGTGCCGAGCTGAGCGATGACGAGAGCACCGTGCGTGTGACGCTGACCAACAAGAGCGGCGCAGAGGTCGTAGGTCTGGACATACCGGCAGGAAAAGGCGGCGGTGGCGGAGACACCTCCACTACCAAAATCGTGCTGACGGCGGAGACAGACAAGGCCGTCATCAAGGAAGGCGACAAGGCCACACTCACATGGTTCTACGACCACCAGTACAGCAGCGGTGACGAGAAGGGAGCATCGACGGGGCAGAAAGCCATCGTGAAGATACAGATGAAACGTGGCGCGACACTGATGTATTCCGACACGCAGCAGGACGTGAGCAAGGGCACCTATACGCTGGACCTGACTAAATACCTTCTTTTGGGCACGACGGACATCTATGTGAAGGCGACCACCACAGACCCGACAACAGGCAAGACGCAGACCAAGCAGAGCTATGTGAGCGTGAAGGCGGTGACCCTTGCCTTGAGCAGTGGTTTCAATATCGCCGAGTGTATCGCAAAAGGCGGCTATGGCGTGAGCGAGAACGTGGACATACCCTATGCCGTAAGCGGAAGCGGCACAAAGACCGTCACCCTTTATGTGGACGGCATACAGAAAGACTCCGTTTCCGTCACAAGGAGCGGTACCACCAACGGCAGTTTCACGCTCTCCATGTCCGGGCTTGCAGTTGGCAGACATACCGCGCAGATGGTGGCCGAGATGAAGGCAAGCGAGGAACTGACACTGAAGAGCGAGAGCATCTATTTCGACATATTGAAGACCGGCAGCAGTGCTCCATATATCGGAACCAAGATAATTTTCAAGGACGGGCGCGTCTTTACGGCAGACCATCTCACCCCGACCATCGATACGGGGCAGTATGAGCAGATGATGTTCGACTTCGTGGCCTACGACCCCACGGCAACCCCTGCGGGCATGAGCGTGTGGAGGGACGGTATAAGGACGCAGACGGTGAGCGTGCCGAGAACGGTGCAGACCTACACGAACCGTTTCCTGGAGAAAGGCGCGGTTGCGATGGTGCTGAAGTGCGGCACAACGGAATACAAGCTGAACGTGAAGGTGACGGAGAGCGGCATTGACCTGAGCGAGGCGACTGCCGGACTTGTGCTGAAACTGACGGCAGCCGGCAGAAGCAATGCCGAGAGCGAGCCTGCTGAATGGCGTTATAACGACGTTCAAACGGTGTTTGAAGGTTTTGACTGGCAGAGCAACGGCTGGACGGGAGATGCCTTGAAGCTGACGAACGGTGCGAATGTTGAAATCGGGTACAAGCCTTTCGGCAACGACGCGACCACCACGGGCGCGACCTACGAGATGGAGCTGACATGCACGAACGTGACCGACCGCAAAGGTACGGTGGTGGACTGCATGACCGGTGGCGTGGGCTTCAGACTGACGACGCAGGAGGCTTTGATGCGGACGGGCGCAGGTTCGGAAGTAGGCACTAAGTTCGCAAGCGGTCTGACCCTGAAGATAGCCTTCGTGGTGCAGGAGAAGAAGGGCAACCGACTGATGATGCTGTATGTGAACGGCATCCTATGCAGCGCGAAGCAGTATGCCTCGACGGATTCGCTGCTCCAGGCAGAACCGACGAACATCAGGATCACGAGCGAGAGCGCGGACGTGGAGGTGCGTAACATGCGCGTGTACAGCCGTGCGTTGGGTGATGATGAGGAACTGTCGAACTACATGGTGGACCGCCCGACGAGCGACGAGATGGTGGTGCTGTTCGAGAAGAACCAGGTGATGGACGACGAGGGCACTGATGTCGATATAGACAAACTGCGTGCGATGGGCAAGAGCGTGATGAGGATCGTGGGCGACGTGAACCTGGTGAATCAGACGAACAACAAGAAGTTTGAGGTTCCGGTGGACATCTACTTCTACTCTGCCTACGGTAAGGAGTATGACTTCATCATCTACCAGTGCGGACTGAGAATACAAGGCACCTCATCGACGACCTACCCGAGAAAGAACTACCGCATCTACTTCAGTCGCTCGACGAAGTACGGCACGAAGCTGTATGTGAACGGTGTGGAGGTAGCGGACTTCAAATATTCGTTCAAACCAGGTGCAAGACCGATAGACATATTCTGTCTGAAGGCGGACTTCTCGGATTCTTCATCTACGCACAATACGGGTGCGGTGAGGATCGTGAACGACATCTGGAAGAGATGCGGCTGGCTGACTCCGCCACAAATGGCCTACAAGGGCAACTATGATGTGAGAATCGGCGTGGACGGTTTCCCGATAGATTTGTTCTACGACAACAACGGCACGGGTGAGAACGTGTATCTTGGCAAGTATAACTTCAACAACGAGAAGAGCGGCAGCGGCATCATCTACGGCTTTGAGGGTATCGAGGGCTTCAATGACGAGGCTGCACTGAAGGGCGGGCGCAACAAGTGTATATGCCTGGAGTTCCTGAACAACTCGGAGACATTGTGCCTGTTCGGTACGAGCAACATGGACACGTTTGACGACGCTCTGGAGTTCCGCTTCAAGGCCGACGACACATGGGCGACGGCGCATGAGGACGACAAGGCGGCAGTGAAGCGCCTTTGGGGGTGGATATACTCGTGCAAGGGCAACCCGACGAAATTCCTGAACGAATATGCGGAATACTTCGGCAACGACTCGCCATTTGCATGGTATCTGATAACGGACTACTTCATGGCTGTGGACAACCGCGCGAAGAACATGATGCTCGTGACGTGGGACGGCAAGATATGGTATTTCATCCCATACGACATGGACACGGTGTTCGGTGAGCGCAACGACTCGGTTCTGAAATACGACTACACGATAACGTGGGAGACGATGGACGAGAGCATCGGCTCGTATGCGTTTGCAGGACACGACTCCGTGCTGTGGGAACTTGTGAGAGGCTGCCCGGACAAACTGAGGGAGGTGGCAGACAAGCTGCGAAGCACGATGTCGCTGGAGTATGTGCTGAAGGTGTTCAATGAGGAGATGATGGGCAACTGGTGTGAGCGCATCTACAACAAGGACGGCATCTACAAATACATCAAGCCGCTGACGGAGGGTGTGACGACGGCCGACGGCACTACGAGTTACTATGACTATCTCTATGCACTCCAGGGCAGCCGATATGCCCACCGCACCTATACCATCCAGAACCGCTTTGCATTGCTGGACAGCCAGTATGTGTGCGGTACATACAGAAAGGACAGTTTCGCGGCCTACTTCGGCTATAAGTTCGGAAGTGACAACCGGAAGATAAGAATCACGGCGAGCGAGCGGTATTTCTTCGGGTACGGCTACACGAGCGGCACACCGCACCAGAGCGCAGTGCTGGCGGAGGACACGGGAAGCCAGGTGGAACTGACGCTTGACACGGACCTCATCGTGAATGACCCGCAATACATCTACGGTGCGAGCCGCATCATGGGGCTTGACCTGACGGACGTTAGCCATGCCATACTCCAGACTCTGAACTTGAACAACTGCTCCGCCCTGAGGACGCTTGACGTGAGCTGCGGCCAGACACAGACAACGCTGAACGCATTGCTGGTGAACGGCTGCCGAAATTTGCGTACCCTGAATATGACCGGCTTGAAGTCAGGCAGCTTCACTGGCATAGACTTGAGCAACAACACGAAGCTGGAGACACTGAAGGCAGGCAAGACAGCCCTGACCGGCGTGAACTTCGCACAGGGTGCTCCGCTGACGAGCGTAACGCTCCCGGCAACGTTGCAGACACTGGAACTACGCTACCTGAGCAAACTGACGACCAGCGGTCTGACGCTTGAGGGCACAAGCAACATCAACAGACTTGTGGTTGACAATTGCCCGAGTGTGGACTGGCAGACGCTGCACGCAAGGTGCGGAAACGTGAAGTATCTGCGTGTGACCGGCATCGACATGGAAGGCGACGGCAGCCTGCTGGCCTCACTGATGCAGACGGGCGGTGTGGACGAGAATGGCGGCAATGTGGAGAGCTGCCGACTGGTAGGCACATACCGGCTGACTCGTTACGTTGATGATGAGACCTATGCTGCATACATCGAGCACTACCCCGAGTTGAACATCGAGCAGCCTGAATATACAATGCTGGAGAGCGACGAGAGCGTGGCAGACGATGCAAATCTCTCGAACTTGGATAACGGCACGGGCTATAAGTACGGCAACGACTACAAGCCAAGCGGCCATGTGGCTGCGATACTGAAGAACCGCCACAGAGTGCTGGCGAAGGTGACAAAGAAGGCGACCACGAGGAACGTGAACATAGCGAATGTCGAAACCGTGGTGAACAATCTGGACGGCGAGATGACTTACTTGGAACTTGACGATAAGGACAGCACCAAGTATGCCGACGGAACCCCAGCCAAACTTGACGGCAGCGAGGGTGACCTGATGATGCACGAGCCTTTCTTCTGGAGCAAGGGTGTGAATGACTTCTTGAACAGCAAGAACTACAGCTGCTACAGCTCGAAGGACAAGGATCACATGCCGGCTGTGCCGAATGTGGACGTATTGACGCTTGATGACATCAAGGCGGTGCAGGGCGGTTACACTAAAGGCAGGAAAGTGATGAGTGGCAGGGACACCATAACAAATGCCATGAGCACGGACAGCTCTTATTCGGTGTGCGTGGTGGATGTGTCGAAGCACAAGCGTGTCCGTTGGCCGAGTGTACCAGGCACGAACCTTGTGGGCAGCGCGTTTGCCGACGTGAACGGCAATGTGGTGAAGAGCGTCGTGGTGCCAACGCTGGGTAACAGATTTGAGGCTGGCATGTATCTTATCAGCGATGTGCCTGAGGGAGCCAAGACTTTGTACTTCTCTATATTGAACACAGCCGAGTTTGACAAGGTTGTACTATCCAACAGCAGCAAGATAGAGGATATGGAGCCTGAATGGTTTGCGAACGATGAGCATCTGTGTGCTGTTGTGGGCAGTTCTGTAGTGGGCAGCAAGCTGCGTGCCTGCATAACGGGCGGCAGCACTACAGCAAGCATGACATGGACGGACTTCCATTATTACAGCGTGCAGAGGGGTATGCAGCAGATTGACGCTCTGATGCACTTCCGCATTGCAAACCTTGCATACGCGAAGTATGGCAGGAGAAACATGCAGGAGCAGTGCGGCGCAGGTTCGCATACGAATATGCGCACGACTGGCGGTACGATGTCGAGAGGCATGCAGGACACCATAGGCTATGAGGGCGCAAAGGCAATCAACCCGAATGTGACAAACAGTCTGGTGGATGAGAACAGAGTGCACCAATATGCCTGGTATGTGGACAAGGACGAGTATGGTGCTGCAAAGGTGACGCAGGTGAACAATATCTGCTGCCTGGGCTATGAGGACATCTACGGACACAAGTATGACATGATGGACGGTGTGGACTTGCCGAACACGAGCGGCAATGAGGGCAAG